AGATTAACAACTATCAGTATATGAAGGCAGATGTCGAGTTAACCATTCGTGTAAACGCTACGCGTTTCATGATAGGTTGTCTCATGGCAGTCTATACGCCTTACTCATATGCTACTAATCGTTTCCGCGCCCAGGCTAACGAAAACTTACCTTCGTTATCAACGTTTCCCCATGTGATGTTAGATATTAAGAATAAGTCTAGTGCTATTATTAAGATTCCGTTTGCTAGTGTGTATGATAGTTATAATTTGTCCGATACAAAGGACCCTTTTGGCTCGGTACGTATCTATGTTGTCTCACCTCTTGCTGACGCCGCCTCCTCTACCCGTTGTACCTATACCGTAACGGCAAAGTTCCAGAACATCGAACTCGCAGTCCCGACATCACGAAACGGACCGAGTCGAGTACAGGAAGAAAAGCCTATTCGTGCACAGGCGCACGGCGGAAAGGAGAAAACCCAAGGACCCGTAACCAGGATATCAGGAGGAATTGCTAGGGTAGCAGACGCAGTCGCTACCACAGGAATTCCTCAACTCTATATCGGTGCTCTAATCGTGGGATGGGTGGCGCGATGTGCTCAAGGAATTGCCCAAATCTTCGGATGGTCAAAACCTAACATAGACGCGACACCTTCTCCCATGTTTAACGCACCCGCTAGGGGTATGATGCATGGTGAAGGGCCTGAAGAATCTCAGGCATTAGCAATGATACAGGATAACAAGATTTGCAGTATGAACGTAACACCGGAGAGAGAAGATGAGATGGCTCTTGGATACATATTCAAGCGCCCTAACATCTTTGATCGCAAGATCATTACATTGGCGGAATCACAAGCCGATTCCCTCATATACTCTCACCCCGTGTCGCCCGCACAACCATCATATACGGATTCCTCGACCCTTACCCAAATTTGTTGTGGAGCTATGTATTATGCTACAGCTCTGCATCGTTTTTGGAGGGGGGAACTGGAATTCACATATCATATTGTGCGTTCGGAATTTCATACCGGTAGACTCATAGCAGTTTTCTTCCCAGAGACAGCTCTTGTTGATGTTCCAAAGACTCTCACTGACGAGATGACTAACAATATCAATACGATCTATCAACTGGAGGAAGCTGCTAGTGAAGATGCCGGTGCTGAGTTCGTTTTCACTGTACCGTACCAATCCAACAAACCATGGAAGTTGACACTCTCTCTGCT